AGTGGGGTGGCGAGTGGCGAGCGCAAGACGGAAGGTTTGACCCGCCGGTATCCTATGAGTGGAAGCAAGCCTATTGGTTTGAGATGTCCTATGCGAACCTATTATTCGCTAAGTTATACCTTGATGAAAAGGGGTATGACTATGAGGTAGCAAGTGATGAAGCTGGAGGGTGGGTTATCCTCACCAACTATGTATCCGAGGAGGTAAGAGTATGAAGCCGATTCGATTCTATGAGGTAGCCAATAACAAGGGAGAGATAGAGTGGGGAGGGGCGAGCGAACGCGATGCCGTGACTTGGTTCAGAAGAGGACTAGACCGCTCTATCTATGTCTCAGTATGGGATGAAGAAAATGAGCTTGATTTCAAGCTCATCACCGAAAAAATAAACGTCACTAAGTTGGTGCTGGCTACGCTGACGGAGGCAAGAGGATGATACTGCTTGGAGTAATACTGGCTTGTCTGATAGCCTATGTTCTTCTATGTATGGAAGGAGATACTGAGTGGTAGATGTGGAGAAGAGAATAAGAACTGCTACTACCCACGCCGTAAGGCAACGCAACTACCGAAGGGTCAGAGACAGGGCGCTAAGGCGCCTCGGTAATCTCTACCCAAATGAATACCGCTTATTGCTGGAGGAGGAGAGGGCAAGAGATGAAGCTGAGGGTAAAGTTTGGGTTGATATTACTGGCAGGACTAACGCTGGTAGTGGCACACCAACCAGCAACGGAGAATCCAATAAGACTACCAACGGACTTGGTAATCAAGGCAAAGCAGGCTAGTTGGGATGAGAAGAGAGAGAACAAACGCATCGCAAAAGCCTATGCTCAGGCTGGTTGGGGATGGAGCGGAAGACAATGGCTATGCCTCCACGACCTATGGATGCGAGAGTCACGCTTCGACCATCTCGCACAGAATCCTAAGTCATCAGCTTTCGGTATTGCTCAACGACTTGGAGAGAGGGATAGACGACCTCGAATCCAAATCCTCAAAGGCTTACGCTACATTCACGGACGCTATGGAAATCCTTGTAAAGCACTATCGTTCCATAATACAAGAGGACACTACTGATGTTTAGACTATGGCTACGCTTCGGGATAAAGCAAGGATGGATAAGCAAACCATACTGCCTAACTCACGAAGGCAACTACGATTATCAGACAGAAAAAGAACGTGAGGAGTGGGATGGAGGGGGCGACCCTTGCCATACTGCAATCTCTTTGCTAAAATAAGTTTGCTAGGTTCTTATACCCTTTCGACCTAGCAACAGAGAAGCCCCGACTAACCTCGGGGCTTTCTCATTTATCGTTCGTATAGAAGCCTGGCCCTCGGAAGGTGATAGGGGGTGAGGACCAGACTCTATTCGTCAGGCTACCGCAGTCAGTACAGGAGGGAGCACTGGCTTCGGCGTGGATGGAACGCTCGACAAAGAGGATAGTCGAGCAGTTAGGACACTTGTATTCGTAGTTCATTGCCAGGGACTTTCCCCGCCAAGTAAATTTTGTAGCTTACGCATAGATGAATTGACCTTGCGGTCAGCAGTAGAGAGGGCGCAACCTAGATACTCGGCCATCTCTTGAAGAGTCAGGTTCTCGTGGTATCTCTTGATGAGTATGTCCTTATCTACCACATCTAGTTTGAGATACGCCTTCTTGATGTCAATGAGGATAGCCAGCAGGTTGCCACCTTCAGCAGGAGCAGAGGGTCTGCGTGGTTGCCCATCGTTTATCATCTCTTGTGCTTGCTCTAATACTGTGCCATCTAAGACTGATGAGATGACGTGAGGTAGGAGCTGGGCTAGAACTAGCGTATCGTAGAAGGACTCATCGCCTATCTGATAGCCGCTCTTCTTAGCCTTCTCTTTGCGAGCATAACGCTCTGCGTGTCGGCGCATCTGCCAAGAGATACGCTTCTCGTTGATGGTGCGCTGTAGTTTATTCTCTTCATTCAATAACTCTGCGTAATGTGATGCCCTACTTAAAGCCCAGGCGTATAGTTCTTGGGTTATATCTTCCCGCTCTACCCATTGACGATACTTACGATAGGTGCTCTGAGATACCGGCGGTATCAAGTCGTAAAAAGATGGATGTAGTTCGCTCACTTGTGCCTCGCTAGATATTGGATAGCCTTTGCTAATAAACTAATGTCATCATCTAGTAATCCGATGCCTCGGTTGTGATTAGAACAGAGAAGTCCACGCACCTTGCCTGTTGTATGGTCGTGGTCTATATCTAAAGCTCGCTTATCAGTAGGCTTCTTGCCGCAGATGTAGCACCCACCATTCTGCTCTTCTAGCATACGCTCATAGTCGGAAACATCTATCCCATAGAAACGGATGCGAGAGATGCGTTGTTCTTCGTATGTTTTATTTCTGTGGTTTGGCATTATGGTATTCCTTCTGCGCTTGAAGTAATTGCTCAGGCGTAATCAGATAACCTTCGGATTCATTCGGGGGAATAGAACATCGAATCTGTTTGCCGTAATTTCCTACTGCTGACTTCAATATATCTGTTGGTATAAGCAGGATAGATTCCTCTATTACAAATGCCCAGTACCCTGCCTCTGTAACTGATAACCCTGATGGTTCCCAAGCCTGTGACCTTTGATAAAAGCATCGGGTTTCTATATATAAGTTACCTGTTTCTTTCCATCTTCTATCTCGTTTGACTTCGACAGTACGCTTGCCAAGTATCAGGTCAGAGACAAGTCCCTCACCATCGGTGCCGTAGCTAAAGTCTAAGTCGAACGAAGATAGGTTAGTCATTAGGTAACTCGGGCCACTTGCGGTCTAGCACCATAATTGCAATGGCACTGTAGTTCAGTAAATCTATGAAGGAGTCTCGGAGGGATTCGTTTGAGGGAGATACTCTGCTATCAAGGAGGTTATTGATGCGAGCCACTTTATCCCACATTCGCACTCGGAGTCCGTTGAGTGCTCCACCTGGACTGTGAGCGATGTTCTTCGGGCCGTAATCACTATGCTTGCGGATGAGCAGATTTCCAGCGGAGTCCAAGATGGACCAGATATCTCTAATGAATTCGTCATCTATCTTCGCACCGGCATTGGTTGGCAAGTTATCGTACCAGCCTTGTAATCTATCGAAACTATTATCATCCCCATATCCATCAATAATCTTGCTGCCTCTTGTAGTTCCTTTTTCTTGGTCATTCATCTGGCTCCTCCTAGTAGGTTGTTCAACGCATCAGGTCCTTCTGCCAGATAGAACTCGTTGATGTCCATACCTGGTGGTAATTGTACTATTTGTCCATTAGTCAATTCACTTGCGACACGCCGAGAGAACTCAGCTCCAGGGTTGGAGCCATCTTCTTTCACATCGTTATCGCCAACAATATAAACAGTATCAAAGCCATTAAATAATCTAGCAAAGTGTGGCTTCCAAGCAGTAACACCTGGCACACCAACTGCTGGAATGTTGCACATACCCGATAGCACTACTGCATCTAACTCACCTTCGCATACAACAATACTTCCTGCATCTAAAGTTACATCGGCTACGTTATACAAGTGTGACTTCTGCCCAAGAGGTGAGCCATACTTAGGCTTGCCATCATCTAATCTGCGGAACTTGAAACCTACACAATGACCAAGGACTGTGATGTATGGAATGGATAGCCAACCCTCGTGCATCTCGTGTCCATTGGCTGGTTCTGTAATAGTACCGAGCATAAACTGCCGAGCTACATCTTCAGATATTCCACGTCCTTCTAGGTATCGCACGGTTTCTTCGTTTAGATTCGCTGCGTACCGCGTTGCCGCCTCCAGCAAGGATTTCATCTGCTCGCTCGACTGCATCTTTGAATCCTATCCCTTCCTTCTCCATAATAATATCTAGCCCTGACCCACCTTTACCGCAGGTGTGACAGAAATATAAATTGCCGTAAGTATCTATTACTGCTGACCTTCTTGTATCGTTATGGATACAACAGCGAACAGATACGTTCCGTCCCTCCCTTACCTCACCACCATAGAAAGAAACTATCTCGCCTATGGGGATTGTACTTGCATCAACGGAGCCTTTGCGTTTGCCTTTACGTACCACCCTGGACCAGTCTTGTGTTGACATCCGCAGTCCCCTTCGCATTTCTCGTGGAATGTTTTAGCCATCGTAGTATGGTTGTTACTGTTGTACTCGCCAGCTAACTGACAGTCGTGGCAAATCACTTCTGTTCTTCTTTCGGTTCTTCCTTTGGTTTAAGAACTTCTGTTGATGTTATCTCACCTTGTGGTGTTGGCATCTGCTCTATCCATTTCTCTAATGTTGTTATCACCCAAGCATCTTCGATGCTGGCATTGCGCCTTTTAACTATTACAAAGGCCGGTGGAGAATGAAGTAAACCACGAGCCTTTGCATAGTTGTCAGCCTCAGTCTGAGCCTCAGCCCAGAACTGCGGAAGGTTAATTGACTTACGGTTCTTGCATTCTAAAATGTAGCTCTGACCTGCGATTATGGTAACGATGTCACCTTCATCATTGGCCCCAGCCTTGGCTAATCTCTCAGCAAAATGTCCTAGTTTGCGTAGATATTTCATCACATCTGTCTCAAACTTTGAACCTTTGGCCTTGTTATAGCTACTCATTAGTACCTAACTAAGGGATTAGAGTTACGAACCATACGGCCTATCTCATCTACGTTCTCTATCCGACAAGTTGCATAGTCGACAAACAATGCAACGTGCTGGTCAGCGTTAGCGTACATAGGACCAAAGCGATTCTTAACCGGAGCAACGCGTAGCGTTCCTTCAGTTGGAGAATAACCAAGGGTAAGTATCAGCGACGGAAGCTGACTTACCTTGCCGTGTATGGCTCGTCTTGCAGGTGGTGTGGTGGTATCACCATACTCACCCTGCTCTGATACGTGGTGCAATACCATTACGCAGGCTTCGGTTTTCCTAGCCATATCGTGCAGTTCCATCATTATCTGACGTAGCCCTGCCCATTCGTTGTCGTGTTCTGCCACTACATTCATCAGGTTATCTATGACTATAAGTTCCGGTGCTACACCGAAGACTTCTACATACGCTTTGATTTCCAGTTCGATGTCGTCGAGTGATGGTGATGAATCAAAGACCCATTGGATATGTGTCATATCCTTTAGGAATGAATCGTAGTGCCGAGGATTCTTTTGCAGATTAGTCTCAACGCTGACCTGTCCGTGACCTGACAGCGCTGAGGCTACTCGTATCATTACCGTTGCAGTATCAGTATCTGCTGAGAAGAAAAGAGTTGGTACCTTAGCTCTGATGGCATAGACCAAAGCGAACATAGACTTTCCAGCATTGGGTGCAGCGGCAACCATACACACTTGACCTCGCCGAAACTTAATCTGTTTGTTGCTTAAATCTTTCCACACATCAGGTAAAGGTGTTGCTTTAGTCGTAACGCTACTCCAGGCGCGTGACAACTTAAGCACTTCTTCTCTCCCTTGGTAATCTTATATTACGCTTTCTTCGTATAACTTCTCTTTGAACTTGGGAAATCCCGCCCCAAATTCCATATTGCTCATTGTAGATGCCCCATTCGGCGCATTCAATTTGATGGATACAGTCCTTACAGATTGCCTTAGCTCTTCTTGTATCGTTAGTACTTGCACCTTTGTCGGGGAACCAGATGTCACCATCAACTTGAGCACATAGCGGAGCCTCGTATTGACGTGGCTCACGCATTGGATTACCTGACCCAGATTGTCGGGCACTTGTCCGTTGCTCCCTTTGGAGCAGCACACATATAACCCTTCCAAGGTCCTTTGGCTCCAGTTCCTTCACGGTATTGCATCTCACCGTGCTTGCAGACGTGACCGCCTGCTGGTGCGGCTACTGCCGCGCTTGGTGCGTTATTAGTACGAACGGGCGCAGCCGAAGCAACGCTTCCGAAAGATTGGCTAACGCTTGCAATGAGGGTGGAAAAGTCCTGCGCTGCTGTTAGCAACGCTTCTAGTTCCTCCTTGTTTGCAGCATACAAATTGATAAGAGTTCCATCGGGTGACTTAAAGTTCACCTGGAACTTGGTTGATTCTGGTGCAGCCATTAGTTTCCTCCAGTTTGTTTAATTGAAAGCCTTGCGCTTTCCTTGCCTTGCTTAGTCGGTACGAAGCCTAGTGCTTTCTCCACCGCTTCCTTATCGACCGTGTTACTCTGGACCGTAGACCATTTAATCTCGACTCCAGTTTTGGTAACGCCAGTTATGCCGAGCAATCCTTCTCGCAGCTCGGACTTCTTATCTTCTAATTCTTTTATCTGCTGGTCAATCTGCAAATAATGCAGAGCCTTGGTGTCTGCTTCGCTATCATCTATGACAGGAAGCTCATTCTTTATACGTTCTTTTTTTAGACCAACGCATCCCATCTCGCCTGTTGAATCGTAGTACTTGCAATAGAACTTGCAGTACGATTCATCGCGCTCCGGTGCTGGTGCTTCAGCAGACTCCTTGATAGCAGCGAGCCAGTCTAAGGCTTCAAGCGCTATCTTCTCATCGTATGGTTCTGAGTGAACCTTAATATCTCTCTCATCACCGTCTCTTGGTATAGCTACCAAATTGACAGTCTTAGGCTTCCCCACCCCAGACTTTTCAATAAGGTAGCCGTATACCTGTACTTGCCAGCGTTGCTGCTGGCTTGGAAAATAAGAAAGGTTCTTAGCCTTTACTGTCTTCCAATCTATGACGTCCCCTGTGTCCGGCAGGAAGGCGTCGACGTGCGCTTTCATACCGTTATATTCAACGGTACTTTCAAGTAGTATTGAGTTGTTACCAGCGAAAGCCGACTCGATGGCAGAATGTATAGCCGTTCCCATAATGGCAGCGAGCTTTAGTTCTGAGTCGTTCGTCTCGGGCTGGTTATTGAGTCGATACCAAACCTTACGGCGGCACCCACCCAATTCTGATGGACCAATCTGCACCTGTGTAGACCTTGGTCGGTTGTTCTCTTTATCGTGCAGAGCCTTAACTAATAATTCTTTTATATCCATCTTGCCCACCTAGTAAATGTAATGTTGAAGAACAGAAAGTTCAACTGTAATACTGATGCTTCGTGAATGTTTGTTTTATATTCCATCAGCTTGTAGTAATCAAAGCCAAGAGCAAAGTTACTTAGGTAGTGCCGGTTAATATGTGCGGTATATCTACCAAAATCTATCTGCATCAATACTCCTTGCGTTGGACAACCAACTGTATTGGAGGGCAGGTATTAACGTCAAGTAGGCAAGCAATCTCTACGGCACGTCGGGCGTGTCGCTCAGGTTGCCT